CTTCTAAATAACTCATCTGGATCTAATTTTATGACTAATACAGAAATATTATATTCGTTGATGGCGTCAATAACCTTATTTTTAACACCATCTTTGAAAGTAATTATTGAATTTTCAATATATACATTATACCATTTGTTAATAACTTTAACAGTATATATCCAGTCTTCAATAAAATCATCAACAATTTTAATATTATCATTTTCTATAATAATATTTATATTACGTTCCATTATATAACAATATAAATTAATTTTATTAAAATACTATTTTATCTAAATTAACTCCTCCCAATATATTCAATTATAACCTCCCATCCATTGGTTGATTGTGGGCTTCCTTCAACGCCAGTTGTAATTGTTCTCGGAACCGTTGTGCTATCATCAACTATAGTAATATAGTCATTACTCGTGAGAAATTTGAAATAACGAGTAAATGAAATACTTCTATTCCCGCTATTATTAACAGGGACCCACATTTTAGGCATTCCATATCTCGCCACATTGTTAGGTGAAGCATTCCAATATAATGTATTAACATTCCAATTGATAACACCGTCGGGCATATTCATATTGACAGTTATCTTAAATATACTATCTATAAATCTCGGCCTCCAACAATATATAGATCTAGTTCCTCCAAAAGCATTAGGAACTAAATCTAAATAGCAATATTGAGATGTAAAATTAGTTCCAATAACTTCGGCATACCATCCAGTATTTGGGGTGCTCGCTCCATCAACATCAACAGCAATAGGTGCCCCAGTATCTGGGGTAGTCCAATATATAGGTGTTGTGCTATATGTATATGATTGATTCCAACTACTAAACCATCTACCAACTGCTGCCTGTTGGATTTTTTCAACAAATTCTTTATTTACGGCCAGTGCTTTATTAGTTGTGTTATCAATAACAGCAGTAGGTGTTGATAAATTAATTATAGGTTGGCTATTAGCATTTCCTGATGTTCCAGAAGCTAGAGTAAAAGCGGTAGCGGTTCCCCCAGCATTGGCTAGAACCCATTGTCTATTTGCTACATCTGTAGCATTAACAGGGTCAGCTACATTTTCAATTCTTCCAGCATTACAATTCATAACAACACCACCAGTAGCATTTGTTCCATTTAATAATATATGAGGAATAGATGTTCCGTGAGGTGTTGCGTTTCTCGTTAATTCTAATACTCCCGATGGAATACCAGTATAAATATCCTGTTGTCCTATTCTTACTCTTCTCGTAGATGTATCACCATATACATTCATTGATGTTTCACCAGTTGATCCAGAAGTAAAACCAAATCTAAAATTAGTGCCTGCTGTAGCATTATTTCCCTGAAAAAGAATACCATTATTACTTCCAGATGCTACCGTCATCCTGATTCTAGGTGTTGTTAATGCCGTTGCTGTTCCTCTAGATGGTTCCAGAGTTATATCACTTCTTCCTGATATTTCAGTATTTGTTGAAGATAAAAATATTTGAGATGTTCCCACTGTAGAATCTGAAACAGATGTGGATATTCCTGTATTTGATTGTGCTATTTGTGTTGTTGTAGTTCCAGAACCACCATTGCTTACAAATTTATGAGTTAAAGCAGAGGTAGAAACACCTATACCAATATTACCATCGCTATCACATCGAAATAATGAGGTGTCTCCCGCTTCGTCCTGAATCCTCAGACAATCCCCAACACCCTGATTTAGAATACTTAACGCTATGCCCGTTGAAGCACCCACAGCATCTGTATTTCTTATTTGAACATTATCACCATTACCTGCTCCTGTCTTAACAAAACTGGCATTAGCAGATGACCCAGAAGTAGCACTATTTGTAAGCACCATATTAGATGCCGTTCCTGAATTAGTAGCATTTATTACTACACCATTAGTTGTATTAATCAAATTAACCATATTACCACTTCCACCACCACTGCTTCTATCAATTCTTAAAATATCATCACTACCAGAATTTGAATAAGTTAAATCAACCATTCTTCCACCTGTCCCATTTGATTTTGTAAATGTTAAACCAGCATTTGCTCCAGTATTATTATGTGTGTATGATATACCTGTCCCTGATGATGATAATGAAGCTAGAAGCCCAGATCCAGAATTAGAAACAACAACACAATTGCCGGATCCTGATACTTTATTTACATTCAAACCATAACCCGCTCCTGTCTGTGTTAAAAGCATAGTGCCTGTAGATCCAGCATTAGCAATATTAACCCCTACCGCATTTGAATTATGATTAACATCAATTGATGATTGGCTTCCAGCAGTAAAATTATTAATATGATTAATTTGTAAAGGAATACCAGCCCCAGAATTAGCATTTTTAGTTATTAATATACCACCGGTAGCAGTTGATATTGTAGCATTTATAGCATTGCCTGTTCCGTTATTATCTATATTTATAGCGTGTCCCGTTGTTCCATTTTTTGTGATGTGAAGACCATCTCCAGTTCCTGAAGAATGTGTTAAACTGAAAGTATCCTGACTACCACCAGTATTTTGAACTATTCGCCCATTTTGTTCTAAAGTTCCAGCTATTAATACATCGCCCTTTGTTCCAGCCGTTGATAAAGCATAACCTGTTCCGTTATTTGTGATGAGAATAGCATCCCCCGATGTTCCCGCGGTTTTTGTCATTGATAAACCTGGCCCATTATTTTCTTTACTTAATTCTACCATAGTAAGACCTCCCGTTGTTGTATCTCTTATATATACCTGACTTTGATTAACTACTCCACTTCTAGAAGAAGTGAAATGTCTCTCACCGCCGGAACTCACTATTTCAAAAAGCGGGGCGTTAGGATCGTTATTACCATTAATTCTTATCCCCTTTGTTGTTCCTGAAGGTGAAACAGTAATAACATTACCTGTATTATTTGTAAAAGTTGCGGGGCTATTTGTGAAATCTATGCCGTGGATATCACTGAAAATTAATTTACCCGTTGTTGTGGGGGCTGATAATTGTAAGTCATTACCTGTAGGATTAGTAAATTGACCTACTACTGTAGGGCCAGCAACCAAAGAAAAGGGTAAAGTGCCTGTAGAGGCACCCGGGCCACCTGCTACTATATCAACATAATTTTTTGTCGCCAGATCACTATTAAGAACGGGTTCAACAGAATTTTTAACTTTGAATGTATTTTGTAAATCTAAATCAGCGGTCGCTGGATTTGATAATTTTGTTTTAGCTAGATTATTAACAGCAGTTCCAACATTAAAACTCATTTTTATATATATTAACCTACAAAAAAATTAATAAATATTTTTATTAATTTTAATCAGTCTTTTTAATGTAAAATGCTACAATATCATCATATGTAAAACCCGGATTCTCTTTTTTGAACCCTTTCATAAATTTAATATATTCACCTAGTTTTTTGTTGTGTTCGTTATATTGTAAAATTCTAAATACAACGTGTCTCCCACATGTATTAATATCAGAATCATTTACCTGAAATTTTAAACCGTTATATATTACTTTATTATTTGTTTCAGAAATATAATTATCTAATATATCTGATAAGTATGGTATAGAATTAGGGGAATGTTTAAGCTTATTAATAAAATAATCTATTGGTTTAGCATATGAATCAAAATATTCTATTGTTCCATCATCATATCTTAATAGACAAACCCAATGGCCGTTATTAGGTTGTGATTCAATTAATAATATTACATAGTTATTATTTTGAAAAATAGAACTAATATTCTTATTTTGTAAATCATTATATTTTAAAATATTAGCATCTGGTAAATATTCATCAATTACAAAATTACTTAATGGTTGTTCAGCTACTTCATCAGTAAATTCTAAAATAGCTTTTTTTAACATCTTTCTGGCATTCATATATAAATACGTTAGAAATGTTTCTTATATGATATTTTTTTTTTCTTAAATCCCGATCCTTTTAATAACGGATATTTTTCCAATAATTCATCCCTTTTTTGATTATATTGATTAATAAGATCGAATAACTCTTTAGCTGGCATTAAAGTTGTTGGTTCACCCACTTTGGTTCTCTTTTTTTGATAATTAGATAAATCTATCTGATTGGCTTTTTTTATTATTCTATCCTCTACACCTAAAGGATTTAATCTATAAATTAACACTTCTTTTCCTTTTTTCTTTTCGGCAGGTTCAGTTCTTTTATTTAAAGCAGCAGATAATTTAATCACATTCGAATTAATATTTGATATTATATTATTAATATCTCCTAAATCATCTGCTGAAATAAACAATGGTCGGAATTCAGGAACGGAGACTGGTTGCCCGTATTCGTCGTAATAGAGAGCATCGGCAGCAGCAGCGGAGGCAGCGGAGGCGGCAGCGGCAGCGGCAGCTGGTTTATCATCTTCATCATCGTAATATAGAGCATCAGTAGCAGCGGCGGCGGCGGCAGCAGCGGCTGGATCGACATAACGAGCATCCCGTTGATCATAGTATAAAGCGTCGATTGGTTCATCATCAGCTGGTTTATCATAAGCACTAAACATATCAGCAGCCTCACTTTTCATCTTATCTAGTTTTTTTTTAATTTTTTTATTTTTAGATTGTCTGTAAGCATCTTCTAAACGTTTTATCTCAGGTATAAAAGGGGCAGAAATCAGATCAGAATCATCAGCGGGAATAGCATCTTCTACTGGTTCCAAAGCTGGTAAATCTTCAGCATTAGCAATTTCCCCAATTTCTCTAGGTAAATTATACATACCTGTATCTTCTAAAAATTGATCCATTAATCCAGCAGAAGGAGAACGAGATACACGAATTCTACCAATATTATAGAGAGATCTATCAATTTCTAAAACATTTGTGGTTAAAAATTTATTAATTGATTTTACAATTGATACTATAATTTCATAAATTTTTGGTTCAATATTTGTCATACTACCTTCATACAAACTACCTACAAAATATCTTTGAAATAATTCACCTTCTCTGTCTTCATAAACTTCATCAATTTTATC